ACTCGCGAAGTTGCTTCATGGCCTCGTCGAACATAACGATAAGACCTTCCACAACAGCCGGAGCGCCTCTCTTGAGAACGTGTCCGATGGTGATAAGAATATCAGTCAAGCCTTCCTCGATAACGGGAAGCATGACCTTGACTGCCTGGAAGAATGCAGCGATAGCAGCAACAATAGCCGCTACACCAGCCGCACCAATTGCAGACAAAGTACCTAAAAGGACGGACAAAGCGGCAACAGCAGCTCCTACGCCAAGTGCAGCAAGGCCGAATGCCAGCATTGACTTCTCCAGACCAGCGAACGTCTTAGCCAGAATGCCTAATCCGAATGCCGAGCCAAGCATAATGGTTATAGCGCCAGCAAGAGTTAAAAGACCCGCTCCAATGGCCGGGAGCTTGAGAGTAGAAAAGGCCTTGATCGGAATAACCAGCATATTGAGTGCGAGTGCAAATGCCAGTATTCCACTTGCCGTTCCAGCAACATTATTATTGCCCATGATCGACAAACTGGCAGTTATTCCACCCATCAGAAGTCCGATGGATATCAATCCCTGCTGAATCTGTTCGATCGGCAACGCACCAAGAATGCGAAGAGGAACGACCAGTAAGGAGATAGAAATGGACAAAGCAAGAAGACTCTTGGCTAGTCCAGCAAGAGATCCCTGCGTTATTGCCATCATGCCTTTTCCGGAAATACCAGCAAACCCCTTCATGGCAATGGACATTCCACTAATCGAGGCAACGACACCGACAAGAAGTTTTGCAGTGGTAATCAGACCTTGCTGAAGGTCCTTAGTATCCATCTCTCCAAGAATCTTAATCGGCAATATCAATGCAGACAGTGCAAGTCCAAATGCAATTAGACTCGATGCTACACTTGAAAGCTGACCCGGGACCGCCTTCATGACAGCGATAGAACCGGTTATAGCACCGATTCCAATGATCAACGATGCGATTCCCATGCCGAATTCAGCCCAGCTAATTCCATCAAATGCCTGGAACGCGCTTGCGAGAATTCGAACAGCAGTGGCTAAGGACAAGAAGACAATGGCAAGCTTCATGACCTGTTTGTCACCAACGCCACGAGAAAGAGCGATTCCAACAAGACCTATGGTTACTAGGAGACTCTTTATGGCATATGTTGCCTTTGCAAATGTCCATGTATCCTTTGCTGATTCCGTTAACTTAGCCAATGCACCAGCCAGAATCGAAATAGCAACGGACATACCGATCAGAGCACCGGATAATGTAAGAAGCTCTGCCTTACCAGCAGTCATCTTCTTACCACTCATAATGCCAAGAATAGCAGTCAGTTCGCCAAAGAGCAATGCGACGGCTGCAAGAGACTTACCCATGTTTTCAGGTTTTACACGGGAAATCAAGAACAAGGAAGCCGCCAAGATGCCAATCGAGATAGCAATTGACTTAAGAACTTCAGCATTGACTTTGTTCTGGAAAGCCTTCAGCGTATCACCGGCGGTATTAAGAACATTAGTGAGTGCCTTAGCAACACCGGCCCAATTGGTTTTCATTGCGGCAAATGCCTTAGCAATCTTCTTTATCTGCTCATAAAGACCGAACAGAAGCGTTGTACCAATCGCATCGGTTAAGGTGACACCTTCAAAAATCGATTTGATGCGATCTCCGATAGGTTTCAATGTGGTAGCAATGGATTTTGCGAACGACCCGATAGTCGAAGCCGCGCTGGTTGCCCAGCCCTTCAGCTGAGACACCCACTGGGATGCCTTACCGAATGCATTCTTTCCGGATTCGCCAATGGTGTCAAATACCTTAGCGATCTGCTCACCAATCGGAGGAATCTCGGCAAGAGACGTTGTAACATTGTTGATGTCGAGAACATTGATTCCCGTAAAAGCAGAAATGCTCGTAGAAAGCATTCCTCCAAGGAACATGAACGCCCCACCAACGGCTTCTATTGCGCTCTTTAATGTAGCAAATATGCCTTCGATCACTCGCGATTCATCAACCATCTTAACAAGATTCGTTAACAAACCGCCAATGGTCGCAGAGAAGGAAAGAAGATAACTTGTAAGCGGAGCAGCCTGCGTTATAATCTTTCCGACTAACCCCAGAACGAGTTTAATTGGGGTAATCAGTAACTTAACAATCGACGCGAGACCAGATGCAACTTGTTTAACCTTCGCCAGCGTATCTTCGCTCGCAACAAGTTTCTCGCTAAGGTCCCGGAATCGGAATGTTAGGTCGGTTAACTGCTGACCCGTCTTAGCGGGGAATATCTCACTAAATCCCTCTCGAATAGCCTCAATGACACTCAAGAGCGATTTGAAAATA